GCTACAGTTGGTCACATATGACACCTCAGGAACTACAATACTGCTACAATGACACAATCGGACTAGTTGAAGCTATGTACAAACGTATGTCTCTCATGAACGACACCCTGTACACACTTCCGCTCACATCAACCGGATATGTTCGCCGTGAAACGAAACGTGCAATGTATTCGTGGGCACGACTGAACCGTGACATATTCCCATCCATCTCGGTATTCAATCTTTTAGAAGAATCCTTTCGAGGTGGCGACACACACGCAAACAGATACTACAGTGGTCAAGTGATCCGTCAAGGAAAAGGAATCCGTGGAATTGGCTCTTATGACCGCTCATCCTCTTACCCAGATGTCATTTGCAACTGTCTCTTTCCAATGACACCTTTCGTATATATCGGCAATGTTTCACGTGAAACAATAGAACGAAAACACGAACTGGGTAAGGCGGCCATTTTCCGTATCACCTTTCACAACATACGACAAACAGACCCGTTTTACGGAGCACCTTACTTATCCTACTCAAAATGCCGAAATGTTTCACGTGAAACACTCGATAACGGAAGAATCCTCAGTGCGGAAACACTTACAACAACTATCACCGATGTTGATTATTTCATCATCTGTTCCGAATACACGTGGGACGATTGTACAATACGTGATTGCTATGAATCCAAATACGCACCACTCCCCGAACAGTTCAAGGCCGTTGTCCGCAAATATTACACAGACAAAACCGAACTGAAAGGAGTCTCTGGACAAGAACTGTTCTACGCAATGCAGAAAGCACTCCTCAACGCAACATATGGAATGATGGTACAATCACCAGTCAAACAGTCAATCATATTCAACGACTCAGAAACTGACATATATACCCTTGACTGTTCGAAAGACCGTAAACAACTACTCGAGGGCTATAACAAAAAGGCTGTACTCCCGTTCCAGTGGGGAGTATGGGTAACCGCATGGGCACGTCAACGTCTCAAGCTCGGAATCAACATAGCCGCTGACAACTACCTCTACTCCGACACTGACTCTGTAAAATACATAATCACAGAAAATTCCGACATAGACGCACGTTTCGCTGAATTAAACGAAACACTTAAATCCGACTCGATCAAAAACCATGCATATGCAACAGATCCGAAAGGAATCACGCACTACATGGGCGTATACGAATTCGAGGACAAGTACACAGAATTCTCTACCCTCGGAGCTAAGAAGTACGTATACCGTCTTGACGGAGAACTATACACAACCATAGCAGGAGTTAACAAAAAGAAAGCTCCAGCCGAACTGGAAGCCGCAGGAGGTATAGAAGCGTTCCAGATAGGATTCACGTTCCGAAAAGCAGGTGGGACTGAATCAATCTACAACGACAGTGATTACGGAACATACACCGTAGACGGTCATAACATCGAAATCACGAAAAACATCTATATCAAGGATAGCACCTATACCATCGGCATCACAGACGAGTACCTAAAAATTCTCGCAGATGCAAGAAACTTTGCAGAATTTAAAAAATCACTTGACAACTGACAATCTATGTGTTACTATATACTTGTACATAGGAGGTACATCCAAATGGTAAAGGAATAACGCCACAGGAGTACCCGAAACAACTAAATCTATTTCTGTTTGCTTATCACGAAAAATAACTAGAAGAAAAGGAGGTGCAACCATGAAAATCACAAGAACACTAAACATCATCAAGGTGAAAGCGATCTGTTATGATCCAGAACTGAAATGTGAAATCTCTAAAGACCTCACATTCATCGGTCACTACAGCGACAGCGACCTTGAAAAGAAGATCCGCAATCATCCCGATGTAGGAATCCTCATCGACTGGGAAAAAGAATCCGAAGAGGAAGCCTTATACGGGATGCCTGTAGAAACATTCTACAACAACTCTGTAATTATCAAAACAGAAAAAGGAGAGAACTAAATCATGAAAAACGCTACAATCATCAAATCAAACAAGGAACTCAGCACCTACGAGAAATACGACCTCATCAATTCACCGGCTATCAGCGCACTGAAAACACTCGAGAACCGTGAAATCATCGGTGTTGGAAACTGGTGCATTTACAGCACAACCGACAACAACGGACGGACAATGGAAATCCTTTCCATTCAGGATTCCTTCACTGGCATGGTATACGCAGGACAGTCTGAGACATTCCGTAACGAATTCGAGAAAATCATTGATATGGTTTCATCTATGGGTGAAACCGATTTCTATATCGAAGCACTCGTACGAAAGTCTAAAGCAGGTCGTGACTATATGCTTTGTGCACTTGTCTCCCCGGAAAGTGTACAGAAACGTCTCGGTTCTTCTGCAATGAATGAGCCGATTAAATAACATATGATGAGCTTATATGAAAACAGTGGGTATCTCAGCATACCCGCTGTTTTAGGATATGGACAGAAATTCAATTACGTCTGGGGCGGCCGAGGTACGGGGAAAACTTACGGTGGCCTCAAGTATTGTATCGAAAACAAAAAGATATTCGTATACATCCGTTCCTTACAGGCACAGATAGACACGATCAAGATTCCAGAGCTGTCACCATTTAAGAAACTCAACTCCGACAACAGATGGTCAATCGAACCGAAGTCAATCGGAAAGAACGTTGCCGCCTTTTATCATACTCACACGGACGAAAAGGGCAAAACCATTTATGACCCACCTCTTCTCGGTTATGCGATAGCCCTAAACACATTCGCTAATCTTCGTGGTTTTGACGCATCGGACGTTGAAATCGGTATCTATGATGAGTTCATCCCTGAGAAAAGAGAACGAAAAGTAGAAAACGCAGGTTACGCATTTAAAAACGCCTACGAAACCATGAACCGTAACCGTGAGCTGGACGGACAAAAGCCTATTCAGTTCATTCTGTTTTCCAACTCAGAGAACCTTTCCTGTAACATGTTCATCGAGAATAACCTCATGGAAAAAGTCTCTAGTATGTCACTGAAAAACCAGTCCGTTTCCCTCTTAACAGACCGAGGTATCGGACTCTTCAACTTGTGGGACTCACCAATATCGAAAGCGAAATCCGAAACCGCACTCTATCAGATGTCTGGTTCCGGTTCAAACTTCAATCGTATGTCACTCGGAAATGAATTCTACTCAGCAGACTACAGTAATATCCGCTCACTGAATCTATCTGAACTGTTACCACTCTGCCGGATAGACTCAATCACGATCTACACACGCAAGTCCTCAAGACGCTACTACGTAACCAGACACCACTCTGGAAACCCACCTGCCTACACAGGAACCGATAAAGACATCAAGGCATTCCGCAGAGACTTCGTATACCTATACGATCGCTACTTATCTAACCTAGTTGACTTTGAAGATATAACTTCCAAGTCACTTTTCGAAAAATATTTCACAGATAAGTATTGACATATATCAACAACCCTGCTATACTATACTTGAAAAGCAAGTAAGCATGGTACAAGGGTAACACGTCGGGAGCGTGCCAGAGTTGTCTGGATTGTACATGAGCTTACCCAGCTCAAGAATACGCATTACTTACCTTTTCTTACCGTCTGACGTGTCAAAGCTCAGACGGTACTCTGGTGTAGTTCACACGAAAAACGGGATTGCCACTTAGTTGCATTTCTTTCATACCGTATGAAAACCTCCTTTCTTTTCAAAGACGATAAACCTCTTGAACTACACCAGTATCTATATATATTGTGCTAAAACGTTTCAACACAAGGGGGGTGAACAACATGGATATCAACAGTTTATCCACACTTATCAGTAACATCGGGGTTCCGTGCGCCTGTCTTGTCGCAACATTCTATCTCTGGCAGAAAGAAAGCGACTCCCACAAGGAGGAAATGGCTAAAATCACGGAGGCTCTCAACAACAACACCATTGCTATAACGAAACTCACCGATCACATTATGAAGGAGGAAAATGATGAACGTTAGTTTCAACAGAAAAACGCAAGGTGTATACCGTGTACGTGTCAACACTTCACTAAATCTCAGATCACAGCCCTCTACAGACTCAACAGTGCTAGCATCACTGAAAAACAGAGCGGTAGTGATAGTAACCGGTTATGTATCAGGAGAATTCTACTCATGCATCTACATCTCTGGCGACTCACTCTTCTCTGGTTTCGTTTCCAAAAACTACATAAAAAAGGAGGTTGAATTACTATGACAATTGATCAGTTACTTACACTCACAGCGGCAGGATTTTCCAAAACAGAAATCCTTGCCCTCGCAAACACACAGCCACAGCCACAGCCACAGCCACAGCCACAGCCACAGCCCTCACCACAGGCCTCACCCTATGCCTATGCACGGATGCCAGATTATCCTCTTTCTGTCCCGAATGGTGGAGCGTTTAGAGGACAGAATGGAGTTGCAGGAACAGTTAAAGCGGAAGGACAGAACCTGTATGCAGGAGTCCCTCAGAATATGTATACGGGAAATAATGCGTATTCAGGTTTTCAGCAGGTTGATAACCCAGCTCCACAGGGGTATGGTACAGATGTGGTCAAGGCAATTCAGGGTCTTACCAGTGCGGTACAGTTGAGTAATGTACAGACAGCCGGGAATATGGTTCCGAAGAAGCAGACAACAGAGGATATTATTGCTAGCATTATCAGTCCGGAGTATGAGGGGTTGAAAGGTGATGATAGCGAAGTAGGAGGTAAGAAGTAATGGCTAACAGTTTAACGTTCGAGCAGATCAGTACCGTATTGAATGATATTGCACAGCAGGCCACCGGGCAGAAGAGCATTGCGGCTGTTGATACAAGTCAGTTTGTCGCACA